GCTTTCGCATGCGGAAAAAGAAACCGCGAACGCCTTTTAAGGGGCGAAAGTTTATATCATCCTGCTAACCGATGAGGATGAGGCCCCGTTATACGGGGCCAACGTGTAGACTTTAATAAGTTTCTCATGTAGCTGTACTCTGTTTTGCAACAGAATATCGCCCATCGAGGACTTAGGAGAGTCACTACCTGGAACGATGAAGTCAGCGTCGTAGAGTACGGAGACGGAATCGCCAGCACACAGAGTGCGGCGATACGTCTTATACTTATAAACGTAAGTTTCAAAGAACCAGCCGGCAAAGCCATCGTGCTTTGCAATGGTAGAACAGTAACTTGACCACCACTTTTTGAACAAAAGCTTACGCTCAGATTCGTGTAGTGGTATCAGATGACCGTCACCATAACCATCGGGGCCGTAAAGCACCATAGATTTATCGATCGAAAGATCTATTAAATCTATTACAGAATCACCGACAATTTCTTGAAGGTGATTCCGCACGATATAGTTGCGGAATTTGTAGAGCTCGGCTTGAGACAATCTCTTTTTCAAAAAGAAAGGCCTAACCGAAGTACCGTTATAGAAGTCGGCACCGCAGGACTCTCGAAACGGGCCTGACGAATAACTTTTAGAGATATTGGGTTTAAAACCAAAAACCTTTAAGTTTTCGCAGACCGTTTCGAAATCACGAACGTCAATGATGATATCATCACCATAGACGGACGCACCGCGGAAGCGCCGTAACGCGTGCCCCTCTTGGTTACCAAAGCAATTGTCGTGAGACGTGCTTATGGCCCAAAAGAGAAGCGTTTCCAGTGGGAAAGTAAATCCGTTACCCATAGAACAGAATTTCTCCTGTTTAATGGTCTTACCGTTATACTCGACATCTGTGGATATGCAACTGCTAAGAAGCATATACCAGTCAATGGGGAGCAGAAGGGCAACTAAGCCTTCTGAAATGGTATCGGAAGCACTGGATAAGTCTATAGTAGCAAGATCACCATACTTAGAACCTAACTGGGCAAGAGCCTGGTTACGTTTTTGGTTAGTGATATCTTGACCAGCCTTTAGCAGACGTTCTGCCATATAGTCACCTATAGCATTCTGAATTAAAGAATTCAGAAGGCATGTTTGGGTGATGGCACGATGTGTCTTAAAGGACTTCGGCACAAAGACTAATTTATCAGGCTCAATTGTTACATTGACAAGATAACGCTCGCCATCTTCGGAATCGGCATAAACCGACGAAAGATGCGGCATCTCCTCTAGTAGTTTTGCTACAATAGGAGCTAAGTCTTTACTACACGTAAGGTAGGGCTCACGAAACTTCGAAAACGGAGTTGCGTGGCGCTTCGTTGTTAAACGAGTACTACCCGGTCCAAGTCTTAATCTAAGATGATCCCAATCAGGTACGGGTCCAAGAACTTTTGCAATTTTACGCTGAGCCCTAGAAATTAGAGACTCACGAAGCCTTAATGATTCTTCATCCTTAAGACAAAACAAATAATTCTGGATCCGTTGATTAGTATCCTTACAAAGAGACTCGGAGTCGATCCAAGTATCAAAAGCTACGGCTTCTTTATCAATGCCAGCGTCAAAAAAGTCCCCTTTCTTAAAAAGAGAACTGACTTGCGCTAGTCGATAAAAGTCGTCGCAGGCTGTGCGAGAGTATCGCCCTTCACAGGGGGACTCGCGCGTAAGCCGGGTCTGTACATCAGCAATAAAGTCAAGCAGGCGAGGAACATCAGCACCACTAAGGTGGCTAAATAGACGTTCCCCTTCTGTTTTCTCTTTATCGCTGATGGAAGTACAGAGACCGAAGATACTTGACGCAACACGTCTGGCAAATTTAAAAGTTTGCTTATCAGATTGCGTTGCACTCCACCTCTTGGCTTTATGAACCATAAAAATACCTCTTTAAGGAGAATATAAGGGGAAAGAAGACTCTTAATGAGCCTAAACATAGTTTAGGTGGGCATCAAGAGTTGATCGACGGCCTCACTGATAGGACCGGCAGTTGCCGGAGCAGCAGTAATCGAAACGTTATCGATCAGATTCTTAAGAATCTGCCGAGCGGAACGACGGCCAGAGATCAGACTGCGATCATGAGCGTAATGGGTGTATTCAGCAGTATCCACGTAAGCAACCTTTGGGGCTGCAGTGTAGCCAGCTGCGTTCACACCAGAAACGCTCTCCATCACAGGAACTTCGACACGGGTCACGACTTTCGTGATACCAGTGGAAGATTTCGTCTTCTTGAGTGAAACACGAATCTGGGCATAGTCAGGAACACCAGAAAGAGATTCTTTCCAGGTAGCCGTAACTGTGTTCGCCGCGGGTCGCGAGACCGATTCGGCAACCAGAGTGTGCGAGACAGGGGTAGCTTGACCGTCAAAGACGGTGATGTTTGC